ACCGGTATTTTGACTACGTTTCGAAGAGCGATTTCCTGACGGGGCGGAATGGCCGGTGGTCTGGCTGTGATCTCGGCTGGCTGGTGAATGCGGAGAACTTCGCCAAGGTCGTCAGCGGGAACTACGAGAACAAGGAGGCAGCATGACGACCGAATTGTTCCACCTCGAATCCGAGCAATCCGTCATCGGCGGGCTGCTGATCGATCCGAATGCGTATGATCGTATCGACTGGCTGCGCGAAACCGATTTCTACCGCGAAGAGCACCGGGTGATTTTCCGGCACATCGCGATGCTGCTCTCGTCGGGGAATCCGGTGGATGCCGTCACGGTGGCGGAATCGCTGGTTTCGGCCGGCGTCGATGAGGGCTACATCGGTCTGGCCTACCTCGGCCAACTGGCGGCGAACACGCCGAGCGCGGCGAACATCCAGCGCTATGCGGCGGCGGTGGCGGAAAAGCGGAAGTTGCGCGATCTGCTGCACGTCTCGTCACAGATTGCCGACCTGGCGCAATCCGTATCGACGCCGGCAGCCGAATTGATCGACGAGGCCCAGGCGCTGGTGTTCAAACTCGCCGAGGGCATCACCATCGACGATGAGCCGGAGTGCGTCGGCAGTGTGCTGAAGGGCGTCATGGAGGATATCCAGGCGCGGTACGACAGCGACGGATCGATCACCGGCCTGCCGACCGGGTTTTCTGATCTCGATGAAAAAACCTGCGGACTCAACGGCGGTGATCTCATCATCGTCGCCGGCCGTCCCTCGATGGGAAAGACCTCGTTCGCGCTGAACATCGCAGAGAACGTCGCGTTGCATGAGGGCAAGACCGTTCTCGTGTTCTCGATGGAGATGGCGAAGAAGCAGCTCGTCGAGCGGGCGCTGTCCAGCGTCGGCCGCATTCCTCTGCAGGCCATCCGGTCTGGAAAGATGAGCGACGATCATTTTGCCCGCCTATCCATGGCACTGGGGAAGCTGTTCGAGTCGAAGCTGATCATCGACGACAAGCCGGCGCTTAAGGTTTCACAGATGCGCTCGCGCTGCCGGCGTGTGGCGAAGAAGCACGGCCTATCGCTGATAGTCGTGGATTACATCCAGTTGGCTGCCGGCGACGGGCAGAGCCGGGAACAGGAGGTTTCCGGTATTTCGAGGGGACTCAAGGCGCTGGCCAAGGAATTTGATGTTCCGGTTATTGCCCTATCGCAACTCTCACGAAAGGTCGAGGAACGCGCCGACAAACGCCCGATGCTCTCTGACCTGCGCGAATCGGGCGCCATCGAACAGGACGCGGACATCATCCTGATGATGTATCGGGACGAGTACTACCGCCCTGATTCGCCGGATAAAGGCGTTGCCGAAATCATCATCGCAAAGCAGCGCCAAGGGGAAACCGGAATCGTTCCGGCCGTCTTCCGCGGCGAGTTCTGCCGGTTCGAAACGATGACGCACGAAGCCATGAGCGCGATGTATCAACGGCGTGAGGCAGAGAAACCGATGCGTCGGAAGAAAGGGCTTGAATGAGCCTGATGACCTACGCCGACGCCAAGGCCAATGGCCTGCTCGACTCCGAAGAATACCGGTCGGCTTGCGAGGTTCGCCATGTTCTCGGTCTGCCGATGGACGAGATCCGCGATTACCTGGATCGGGTGGATCGCGCCCGCGGCAAGGCGGCAGGCAACGCACTGCGCGAGAAATTGCGTGCGGAGTGGATGAGCCGGCGGGACGACATGGCGGGGCAGGCATGAGCAAAATCACTCTAGTAAGAACCGATCAACCCGTACCGAACGAATCGGACCTCGGCGCCGTGCGCTCGTTCCTGTTCGGCGTGGTTGATGGGGCGGGGAAGGACGATCGGACCAGGTGGCAAAAGTTCTGGTCAAAGGTGAAGCGGCTGGAGCCCGGAGAGGTCTTTGACTTCGAGATCATTTTCCCGCGGTTTGGGAAATACCACCGCCGGCACATGAAGATCGAGCAGACCGTGTTCGATGCTCAGGACCGGTTCAGCGACTTCGAGATGTTCCGCGACTGGCTCAAGATCGGCTCGGCCTGGGTCGTGTGGATGCCCGGGCCGAAGGGCGGAATCGTCCCGCTGCCGCGCTCGATCAGCTATGCCAAGGCCGACCAGGCGGAATTCGAGAAGTACCACCAGCAAGTTATGGCGTTCCTGCGCGGTAAGCATGCGGCGCCGTATTTGTGGCGGCATCTTGGTGAGAAGTCGCACGAGATGATGGACGCGCTGCTGTCGGAGTTTGGTGAATGACCGTCGACGCCCAAAAGATCAAGTCGAAGAAATGCCGCATCTGCGGCGAGAAGTTCGTCCCGCGCCGGCCTCTGCAGCCCGTTTGTGATGAATTCTCGTGCAAGGCGGCTTACGCGGAACGTGTTGCGGACAAGGCCAGGATGAAGCGCGAGAAGATCGAGCGCGCCGCAGATCGGGAGAAGCGCCGGGCGCTGATGACGCGCTCCGACTGGATGAAGAAGGCACAGGCAGCGTTCAATGCCTACATCCGCGCGCGCGACCGCCTGGCCGGGCATCCGTGCATCTCATCAGGTCGCCCGCTTGACTGGTCGGCGAACAGCACAGACGCCGGGCACTATCGCTCGGTCGGCTCTGCCCCACATCTCCGCTTCGACGAGCGCAACTGCCACGCCCAGAGCAAGCAGGACAACCGATACGGCAGTGGATGCGCGGTGGATTACCGCATCGGCCTGATTGCCCGGATTGGGCTGGCTGAGGTCGAGGCGCTGGAAGCCGACCAGACCGTGAAGAAATGGACCATTGACGATCTGAAGGCAATCACGGAGCGCTACACCAGGCGGGCGAATGAACTGAAAAAGGCTATCGGATGACCTACCGCTGCCCGCTCGGAAACCTCCAACCATCCCGCATTGACACTGAGGAAGTGAAGCGCGACGGGTGGCGTCAGCACGGGATACTGGTCGTTTCTGCCGAAGACTCGCGCATCGGCTGGATGGACAAGGAATTGATCGTCAGTATCGGAAACCGCTTGTACGGGGAAAGGAACGGAAAATAATGGGGCACCTCGACCAGTCCGAACAAATGCTGATGAAGCTCGTTTCTCTGCTGACCGACTGGGCAGATTGGCAGCGCCGGTGCGGCGAGCGGCTGACCTATCCATCTGGATCGGCAGGTTTTGGCATTGGCTCCGGGGTGCATTCATTCGAGGATATGTGCGACAGGTCCGACAATCTGATCATGGTCACCATCGACACCGCTGTCGATGATCTTCCCGCTCCTCAGGCGTCGGCCATCTACCATCGCTACGTCGCCTCGGTGTATCGCTTCCAGAGGTTGAGTTACGTTGATCAACTCGAACTGGCGCACGAAGCGCTGATCAAGGCGCTTCCAAAGAAAGGGGTTGTGTTGGCATAACACTGGACAAATGTACAGCAATGCAGTATATTGCTCCCACCGGGCGCGCGTTCGCCCAGACAAAAGCCTCTCCGCAGAAATGCGCAGGGGCTTTTCCTTTTTCCGGAGGCTGAATGGACCACGAAACACCGCAAGTGCTCGGCTGGCGGTCTTTCCGCTTTGGGTTCGGGAAAGGGCGTGATCAAGAACCATTCGACTCCACCGACCAGAAAGAGGTCGTTGAGCAGGTCTGCACTACGGAGGCTTGCGGCGATGGTTGCTACATGAAGAAGGTCGATTTCGACACCATCGATCAGAATTAACCACGAGGAATAGAACGCAGATGCCCCGCCCTTCAAAGCTCACGGAGAAACAATGGGCCGAGGTCGAAAAGCGCGTCGTCTCCGGAGAAAAAATAAGGGCGCTTGCCCGCGAGTACAAAGTCTCTGAAGGTGCCATCCGTGCCCGCGTAGGTACGCAAGCAAAAGAGATAAAAGAAGTTGCGCATCAAATGGTTGCGGCTGAGCAGAGATTTAAGGCTCTTTCGGTTTCTGCGCAGGTTTCTGCGCGCAATTTGGCAAACGACCTGATTGCGATATCCGACCACCTGGCCAGCGCCGGGAAGTACGGCGCGATGACCGCGCATCGGCTGTCTGGAATCGCTCACGGCAAGGTCGAAGAGATCGATGATGCTTATCCGCTGACCGAGCAGAGCCTTGAATCCCTGAAAGGCATCGCCGTCCTCACGAAGATGGCGAACGCTTCCAGTGAGATCGGGCTGAACCTTCTGCGGGCGAACAAGGAAGCGGTTGAAGGCATCAACCGAGATAACGATAAGCCAGAGCCCAAGCAGATCGTTTTCACAATCACTGATGCCAGCGCTTAACGTCCCACAAGCGTCTTTCCTGCAGCTGCCGCACAAGTTTCGGGCTTACGTCGGCGGCTATGGCTCAGGAAAGACATGGGCAGGGTCTTCTGGAATGTGCGCTCGATTCTGGTCACAGCCTGGCGTCAACCAGGCTTACTACGCGCCGACTTATCCTCATATTCGGGACATCTTCTTTCCAACGATTGAAGAGGTAGCATTTGGCCTAGACCTCCGCGTCGACATCATGGAGGCGAACAAAGAGGTTCATTTCTACAGTGGTCGGCAGTACCGAGGAACAGCGATCTGCCGAAGCATGGAGCGCCCGCAGACGATTGTCGGGTACAAGGTTGGGCACTCTCTTGTTGATGAACTGGATACTCTTGATCCAGAGAAGGCAAAGCAGGCTTGGCGCAAAATCATCGCCCGGATGCGCTGGCCTGACGCGTCAAACGGAGTTGATGTCACTACCACTCCGGAAGGGTTCAAGGAAACGCATCGGTTGTTTGTTACTGAGGTTCTAAACAAGCCTGAGCTTGCGTCATCGTATGGCTTAGTCCAAGCCTCGACGCGAGCGAACGCAAAGAATCTCCCGGATGGCTATATCCAATCATTGTTGGATACCTACCCATCCGCACAGATCGACGCCTATATCGACGGCAAGTTCTGCAACCTGACGACCGGGACGATTTATCGATGCTACGACCGAACACGGAATGATTCCAAGGAAGTTATGAAGGACGGAGAGCCACTCTTCATTGGTATGGACTTCAACATTGGCAAGATGGCCGCAACGACCTACGTCCAGCGTCCAAACGGCTGGCATGCCGTAGCCGAACTAAAGGACATGCTCGATACGCCTACGATGGCCGATACCATCGAAGAGAAATGGCCGAACCGTCGAATTGTTATTTATCCAGATGCGAGCGGCGACAACGCTTCAACTAAGAACGCTTCGGTTTCTGATATCGCCATCCTTCGAAAACACAAGTTTGAAGTGAAGTTCAACCCATCCAATCCTCGGGTTCGGGACCGGATATTGTCTGTGAACAAGCAGTTCGAAATCGGGCGTCTTTGGGTCAACTCAAATCTCTGCCCGACCGTGGCGTCATGCCTTGAAAAGCAAGCGTACGACAAGAACGGCGAGCCCGATAAGAAAAGTGGGTTTGACCACCAAAACGACGCGACGGGCTACCCGATTGCTCACGAGTTCCCGATTCAGCATCGCAAGGCCATCGTCACCGGGCTACGCGTTTAGTCTCAAACATT